ATTCCGTGCACGTCGGTGACGTCATTCGAGTTTGCGCCGCCAAGGGAATACGTCGTGCTTACATCTTACAGCATCTACCTGCTGTATTATTGGATGAACGTGTTGATAATTACGTCGACCAAGATTGCGGTTTACATTTCATTCGACGTGGTGGTATTATATCAACGACGCATATGGAAGGCGGTTCTTGTGGTTACAATGACGACGCCGCTGCCATGCTCTCTTGGTGCGCACCATTGCCGTTGCTGCCTGGTCACCATGTTCAGCTTGAATCCCTGCGCTCATTTGGCACATTACACCTACTCGAATTGCGTGTCATCGAAGGATCGCATGAAACACACCCGTCGAGCTGGTTAATCGGGTAGGATCAGTTCGTCGTCTTGCCTCTGCTTAAACCGGATTTCACTGTCGATGAAGGTTCACGTTACTTTTCATTACCAGCCCGGCGTTTCAATGCTCTTGTGTCTTTCGCCGCGACTTTGACCGACGAGAAGCTTTCGTTTGTACCGGTCGCCAACAAGTTACGCGGTCAGTGCGCTAAGATTACTATCGGTAAAGACGTTATAGAGAATCGGCTGGACCTGAGTAATGCTGAATTTTTCTCTGTCGTCGGTCACGCAATTTTGGCGACTGTCATCAACTCACGCGATTTCAAAATTGCTGGCGGCGCTTTAGCGAAAGAGGTTGATCGTTTCTATAATCGCAATGGCGGCTACCTGTCACGTTCAAAACAGTATTGGTATGACCTGCTAACGTTTCAGCTGCATCGGAATAGACGCGGCACGCGGGGTTCACCGGTTCTTGACTGGTGGTTCGGAAAAAATATTGACCGAGATGAACTGGCCGTCCAATACGGGTCTCGTAATACGATCATGCTAATGTGCGGCACCGGTCATAATGCCGTGTATTCCCTCAAGTGTGAACCATCCGGATTACTACCACAGGCTACCAATTGTTATCCGCCGTTGCTACCAAACTTGGACGATGATGACTTTAAGTCTGATGCACCGAGAGTCGGTTATGATACTGCCTTGTTCGATTATGGCGATCTCGATCCATTCATCAATTTGCATGATCCTGACCACGACGAACCGCCTGAATGGGCACCGCGTGCGCTCTTCCATGACCGGCGCTTTTCCGGTGTCGTCGGTCGCGTACCAGCCGATTTTGTCAGTAACCTTGTTTATCAACCGAATGACGCCAATGCGGTGATAGCTGAACCAGCTATCGAGGTGTTGGTTGATGACGAGATTGCGTTCCTACGTGGAGTCTACAATGCTTTTGATGGTGATGTGCCCCAGCCCGTCGTCGAAGACCCCTTGATTGTCGTCCCGAGAGAGCGGTTACTGGCTGATGTTGTCCCGCCGCAGCGTATACCAGCGCAGCACCGACCCGCCGTACCTGGTCTGCCACCTGATGATTTCGACGATCAACTAACTGAAGCCGGCTCACTCGACTCTATCATCGAACGCGTGCCCGCCAATTTTATTGTCGCCGACGAAGTGGTTGTGCTTGCGGATGATGATGATGGTAATGCTCCCGTTTTTCTACCTGCTGATCGTAACGTCATGCCTCGTGCGCCTGGTGCTGATCCGCATGCGATCCATATACCGATTGGCGACGATGTTTTCTGCAATGCGCCTTTTGAACCTGCAGGTGAGATGTACCCGATGCCGGATAGACGTTCACGCTGCGCACGCAATTTTTACCGCGCTTATCCTACAGAGGAGTCGCTTGATAATATCGTTGAACCATTCAATATTTGCGCTCCTGATCGCGGCCTTGTACAGCTTTTGCGACGAATCACTGTCAACCGGCCAATGCGTTATTACGATGTTGTCGTCAACGGTGCGCTTGCTCGTTCACTTTATGGTCCGCGACCGTTGGCCGAAGAGCAGATAGCGATGTGGGACCTCGCCGTTGATTTCGCCAATAATTTGCCACTCGGCGCGGTCGTAACTTGTCCGTCGGTTTATCTTGATGGCGCCCCTGGTGCCGCGAAAAGCACTGTCGTGCGTCTACTCGCTGCCGAAGACAGACTCGATTGTCTAGTTGTCACGCCGACAAGGGCTTTACGCGACGATTGGCGTCGTCAGGTTACTGCTGCCGGCGTCAACGCAAACGTCAACACCTTCTTCCAGAAACCACGCAATCGATTTGATTTACTTATCATCGATGAGGTGTTGAAATTTTCGATTAATCATCTCATTGCTTGGTTAAGTTATGCGCGTAGACAAGATGCACGCGTGATACTTGTCGGTGATTCGATGCAAACCAACGGCGGGCGCGCGCAAAGTATACAACCGGATAATCCGATCCTGACCGAACGTTTGCTTTTCTGCGGTGTTTCGAACACTATGCCGCAAGATGCTACTACGATCGTGCGACATCTTCACCCGAACCGTGCACGGTTGATACAGACACGTTCTACTATTCAACGTTCGCTTTTCACTTCCCTGCCTGGTAATAACGGGCGGAATTTCGACCTCGTTATGCGTCCGCGTACAACAGATCGGTTGGTTGAAGGGACCGCCAGCTTAAGTATTTCACAAGCGCAAGGACGCCGTGCTATCAATTGTCGACTGCATATGGATTACCAACCGCGTGTAGTCGCATGGATAAATGCGAATGTGGGCGTCAAGACGGTTGCTTTCAGTCGGCACTCACATGCACTGTTCATCGATTGCCTACCACAGATCCTTGACGAGTTGGTTGGGCTACATGAATTGGTTGCCATTCCAAACGGTGTTAGCGGGGTCGAGCGTCCACGTGTCGCCGGTGCATTAGATCGTCTACCAGTCTTCGTTGAAGCGCAAGAAGAGCGGCATGATCAAATCCTTAATTCAGCGTCCGTCGGTATTGATGATGCGTTCACGTCCGGTGAAATTTTGTCCGCCGCTAATTCCTCGATCGAATTCGCCACTTTCGAACCGCCCGTAGTCGTTAACGCACCTACTGATGATGAGTTGCAAGGTTTCGTTTATTCGATCACGAATTTCGATTTACCAGCTGATTCAGCTGATTTGCTCGATTTCAATTTGGGTGAGGCTGAGGGGCTCAAACGCATCGGTGAACCCGGGCTGCTCGTAAAGAACGC